CTTGTACAACAACTAAGCCGTACATGTCTGGACGTACCATTTTCTTAGCGTAACGTGTCATGACACCTTTACGTGGTACGAAGTCCTCTACACCAAAGATGGTTGGAGTGACTTGTAGTGGAACGTATGGAGCATATACGAAGCCGCTTTCGAGGAACTGAGCGCCTCTACGACCTACTAATACAACATTACGTGGGAAGTATGGGTCAACATAAACATCCCATTTCTTGGAGATGCTACCAACGTTTACAGCACCAGCTTGGCCAGCTGCATCGTCTGGAGCAACTTTAGCACGGAATCCAGCGGTCATTTCGAGGATAGCAGCAACTTCTGGTCCGCAGACGAGGAAGTTAGCACCACCACGCAATGTTTTACGATGGATTTGTGCAGATACATCATTGATGGTTTCGAGAAGAGTCTCGTACCACTCTGATACATTACCAGTGAAGTCAGCACCGAGAAGGTTAGCAGCAGAATCGATACCATTTGAAACCCAATTTTCAACAGCGGCGCCAGTAGAACGATTTACGAACTTACCTGGGCGACGTGACCAGTAATAGGTAGCAGCAGTAGCACCTTTGATGAGGTCTTCTAGAATCTCACGATCTAGTTCAAGAGCGATTTGCTCACTCATGATAGAAGTGAGTTCTACTTCTGCATCTAGATTATGATAAGCATTGAGGTCCTGACCTAACTCTGGAGTCCACTTGACTTTGAGTTTTTTGGTTTTAGCAGTAACTGCAACACTGTCAATCTTGATGTCGAGTTCTGGTAGGTTTTCTTGTTTTTCTAGATCCCACAATGGATCACCTTTTAGAGCACCTAAAGCAGCTGGTTGGAAATCATCGTTCATTGGAACGAGAAGATCAAAGCCAGCAGAACCATCAACAACGCCAGCAAGAGCATTAGCTTCTGCATCATCAACAGAGAATACTAGTCTTAGATGAGTAAAGGACTCACCACTTCCACCTTGCTTGGAAGTTAATCTTCTTAATAGTCTAGCACTTGGTGCTGCAGCGCTTACTTTGGTACCATCTAACTGTACAGCTACAAGATCACTCTTGTTCAACTGCCATGCATCAGCAACTGGAACGTCAGTGATAACAATAGCGTCACCTACAGATAAGTCTGGGTCATGTCTTACACGCGCGAGGGCAACTTCACCAGCAGCTTCATCAGCAATGGCTTTGTCTACTAGTGAACCAGAAGCAGCCTGGCTACCACTTACTGCAACAGATTGTTTTGCAGAAGAAAGACCATTGTTTAAGTTATAAAATGATTTTTCAGCGTTATCACCGGTTAGATCAACACCACCAGTGATTGCACTGCCAAGACGACCACCACCGAATAGGGACTCGTTGGAACCTGAATATATACCTGTAACATCACCACTGTGAGTGAAGTCAAGGAAGAAGATGAGGCCTGATGGTAGGCTCATTGGTTGTACAGCAACAAGATCGTTAGCGATCAAGGAACCGAATACACGACGAACGATTGGGAATGCTACAGCAGCAAAACCTTCTACATCGCCAGTGCTCATTTGGCTAGCTTCTTTTAGTAATTGTTTGGCTTGGTTCTCTAATAGAACTGACATGCCGTTTTTGGTTGTCTCATCTTTGAGACCTTCGAGAAGACCAGTGGCTTCCCACTTGTTACGTAGAGCTTGACCTTCTTTGGAAAGATCGCGATCTACAATACCTTCAGTTAATTTCTTTAATAAAGTCATTGTTTTTCTCCTTAAATGATTTTGACTATTTCTTAATACCAGCAATCTTTTGCCACTTATTATACATTGGGTTTTGATTGCTTTCTTGTTTTTGACGAGGCTTAAGGGTTAGTCCACCTTTTCTTTCTACTGCTTCACTCAGTGATTGTGGCCCTTTACTGTCAAAGGAACCCACTGCGTTGCATAAGGTTTCATATACCATTTTAGCTTCATCGACTGAACCAGCTTGAGAAATAGCTTCGACAATTTTATTTTTTTGTCGCTCATTCAAGGAGTCGCTACTGAGAGCTTGGTTCTTGAAATGTAATTTTGCGTTTAGCAAATTACTTTCTTCTAATTTCTGAGAAACTTTTAACATAGTTTCTTTGAATTGTTTGTTTTCTTCTAGAATCTTGTTGTGTTGTTCTAGA